TTTAATTGCGTCTTGAGCTTTGGATTTAACATCGCTTGTCATAGGCTTTAATGGGCCTTCAACTGTTTCTTCAGTTTTAGCTTGCCCTTTTGTAGTCTTTGAAGGCGTCGATCCATAACCAAGATAGTCTTTCTGAAATTCAGACAAAGCAGCATTTGCTTCTTCATCAGAGCCATAACCAAGACGAGCCAATGCCTTTGGATCGCCCATGGCATTTTCGATCATGTTAATCTTGCCTTCGAGATACAGCCTGTTTTGCGCTGCGCTTAATGACCCGTCAGTGCCTGTTAAACCACGACGCTCCCAGTAAGGAGCTTCCATTGCCATCTTGGCGCGGGCAGCTTGCAGCTCAAGAATTTTATTCTGCGCATCCATCTGGCGTTTGCGCATAGACTCCAGCGGACCCTGCGCGCCAGCCAATCCAAGGCCGATGCTTTCACCAAAGCCGCCCGTCTTGGTTGGGGACAGAAAACCCTGCGCCAAACCAAGCATAACCGGATCGACATTGGCAAAAATACCTTGAGGCTTTTGCGCTGCTTGCGCACGATAGCTTTCAAGCAACGGGGCTAAATCTCTATCATATTGTTGAAGCCATGCTGGATCAGCCATGATTACCTCCGCCCCTTGCCGCGAGTGGATCTACGGTTTGGGTTTCTCTTTACTGGCCCGCCTTCCTTCAAACCAAATGCCTTGCCAAGCGAGAAGGCGCCTGCAAGTTGAGCCAATGGTGATGGCTGATAAAGATCGGCCGGACCAACCTTTGTTGTATCCGTCGATTGAGAATACGGCAAACCACGGATGAGGGCGTTCATCATTTCGAGCTGCTTCTGCGGATATGCCTGCTGCTTCAAGAAATCCTGATACGCAATGTCGAGATTCTTCTGACCCTGCGCCTGCTGGGTTTGACCCGCTGCTTCCAATGCCGCGATGTCTTTCAACGTCATGGCCTGACCCATCTGGCCAAGCGTACCCATCTGCTGACCCGCTGCAAGTTGTGCCGCCGCTTGTGCCTGAGCCTGACTGCCAGCCATTTGAGCAAGCTGGGCCTGACGGGCAAGATCGGCCTGAGCCGCTGTCGTTGCTGCGCCATAGCCACCAGCAAGAGCCTTTGCCTGTTCAGCCAATGCGCTTTCTTGCACATCACGCAATGTGCGACCGACAGCTTCTTGCTGACCACGGGAGCCAAACTGGCCAGCGCGGATGAAGTTGGCATTGATTTGAGGCATAAACTTTTCTCTAAGATTACGAGCAGCCAAGTCACCAATGCGGTTCACAACGGAGGACGTATAGGGATTCATGTATGCGCTAATGACATCCGGAGCCGCCATCGCCGCTGTCTGCATGTAAGGAGCCGCTGCGCCGGGGATATTTGCTGCTCCCGATTGCTGTGTCAGACCAATGCCTGCCTGCACATTTGGAGTGTACTGCCCTTGCATGGCTGAAGTGGCTTGGAAAGCCTGCTGCTGTTCAGGTGTAAACTGCGCAAGACGTGGACCGCCGTAAGCCTGATAGGGTTCTGCCGCTACTGCCGAGGCTTTGTTGAGCAAGCCAAGGGTGTAATCGGTCATAAATTGCGGGATGTTGCTGACGCTTGTCCCGTAAGTCGTTGTTGAAGGCGGAGGAGAGCCTTGAAAGAGAAAATCTAATACGCCAGCCATTTCAGGCCCCCTTTACTGCATTAGCTTGGGCTTCCAATATCATTGTCCGATATTGAGGGTCAGCCCATTTAGCCTTCATTGTTTGACTAACTTTAGCACGAGCAGACAAATCAGAAAATTGACGTGCCGCCCTTTCCCGGCATTGCTGCCTAAATTCCTCTGATCTTTTGGCTCCGCGCCGAGCATCTGCGCTTTTTTTAACAACTTCAGGCGCTCTTTTGACTCCAAGTCTTGCAAGTCGGCGCTTCTCAATTGTTTCATCAGATTGTTTTTTACCAAGTTGAGATTGGCGCATTTTTTCTCTGGTTTTATCAGATGGATTTTGCGTCCCATCTCCGCCAATGGTTAAATTGTATCCGTATGGGGATTTGGAATTAAATATTTTGATGGCCAAAATTTCTTTTTGGTTGGCTTCTTCTAATGAATTAGCCGTGCCAAGTAAATGAAACCAAAAATTTTCTGTTCCGTATTTGGCAAATGCTCTATGAACAAGCTGTCCTCTGCCAGATCTGACATCATGATAATGAAGTTTTAAACGGTTTTTGATGTTTTGTTTGGTCAAACCAATATAGCATCTTCCGTTTAGTTTATTTTCAAATTTATAAATATGCCAAATCATTTGCTTGCCCCTTTAATATAGGAAAGAGGACTTTTGGCGTCTGGCGGGAATTTGCCTTTGGCTAGTGCGGCGCCTTTATGTTTACGTATTTCCTTGCGCATTTGATCTAATTTAGCTGCGCCTGCATCGGAAGACCCATCTCCGAGCATTGAAACTGTCCCGCTGTCAATGACATATTCACCGTCACTCAATACAGCGGGGATTGAATCAGATGTTCCTGTTCCACCGCCTTTGACATAACGGCCTTCTGCGGCTGTCTGAACGCCCTTCTCTTCCAGCTTTTTCTTTTCTTCAGCTGTCATCGGAAGGCGGTTGTCTTTGAAGAATGATTGCTCAGGGCCGTAGCCATAGGCTGTCGTGATATTTGGATTGAGCTGCTCACGAGTAAACTCGACTGGCTCAAGACGGCGCGTATCAGCCTGCGCCATCTGCGGAGCCGGAGCTTCTTCTTGGCTTTTGCCTCCAAGAGCAGATGCAGCCAGAAGGAGAGGCGCCGCTTTCATCAATGACGATGTCGCGCTGGCTTGCTGGACATTCTCAGCCGCAGCTTTCGCCGCTGCATTTAGACCCTGCGACGGCACACCCTTCGGACCTGAATAGCCAGTTGCGCCAGACTGGGCCAAGGGGCTGCTCATAAGATTCAAGCCGGAAAGAACGCCACCCTGACCGCCAGCACCAAGAGCTGCGAGGATAGGCTGAGACAGGCCGCCAGCCAATGCGCCTTGGCCAAAGTCACCGCCCGTCAATGCGCTTACCCCGCCGCCGACCAGAGCATTACCAACCATGGGAGCAAGAGCGGATACCAACTCTCCGCCACCCAATGCGCTGGAAAGAGCCGTGCCGATTGTCCCACCGATGCCGGGAAGAAGAACGTTGGCTGCGATCGGGAGAAGCATATCGAAGATGTTGAATTGAGGAAGACCCGTTGTCGGGTTGATGCTGCCCGGCCCAAAATTTTCTTTGAGCCACTCAAGTTCCTGCTCATTCACATGAATAAGAATATCGTCACCGTGACGGCCAGCATTGCGGACTTCTTCGGCCTTTTGAGCCAAGCCGCCTGACTTCATGTGAGCTGGTTTTTCAAAACTGATTGTGACTTGCATCATCGCTCACACCATAATCTGCAAAAAACGATCGGCCCAAAGTCGCCAGTCCGAAAATTGATACGGGTTGGGAGCCGTGCTTTGCCAATTTGTATTGCTCAGAATAACACCTCTGGCCCAATCTTGCCAGTTGTCAGGAGTATCAAGACGGCCAATTGAACCGCCTGCTCCATTGTCAATTATGATAGGCGTCATCTTATCCGCCCACTCCACAACGTCCATTCCGCGAGGCAGTATTCCTATCATGGTACTGCTCCCAGAACCGTTCCATCGGCAGGCTCGATATGAGCCAAGCACATGCCCATCTGGTAATCCCCGCCCACCGTATTGCTGCGGAAAGTGAAACGCATTTCACGGCGGATTTCTTTGAAGAACACGACCTGTTCCGGAGGAGATGTCGGCGTTTCCGGAAACTCCATCGCCTCGCTAACAACTTCCTTGGCGCGGGCGTTTGCTCGGCCAGTAACAGAAACCGTCATAGCCCCCGATTGAACAAAATCAGGCTCAATCATTGTTATGCGCAGGCTCTTGTTTTGGGACTGCTCAGCGGCTGCAAGAGAAATATCTGACGTTTCAAAGTAGCTCTCGATCGGATTAACCGTCGATCCTGTCTGCTCATCTACACCATATTCATGTTGCCAGAGGGTGTAACCGCAAAGAGTTGCAACCTCGATCTTAAAGCCCGATCCCGTCCCACCAATATAAGTGCTATCAACCGATACATAGTCCCCAACAGAATAACCTGATCCACCAGCAACAAGCGTTACACTTGTCACCGTTCCCCCAGAAACAGTGACATTTAGCGTCGCACCGCTTCCAGCAACATTTGTTTGGTCAATCGTGGGGACGTTATAGTAAGTGCCATTTGTATATAAAGCACCACCAGTCAGTGCGCCTAAAGTGCGGATTGAGTTGGTTGTCGTTGATCCAATCATCAGCGGATATTGGAAAACGCGAGGGTACTGGCCGTTTGAACGTCCTGCATTTGGCAAAACAGTATCATACCATGTGTTTTCACGCACATTGTAAACAACAGCGTGATTGCACTCAGTAGAATCACCAAACGGGAAGCACCACCAGATTTCTCCCCAGCGAGGAACCTTGGTTGCAAACACCTTCTGGCGTTGGTCATAGTTCAGATTATCAAAGAAGAAATTGAGATTGAGATTGTTCGGTACTTCACGGACAACGCCGTTATAGGACAAGAACCGATCAGTACCGCACCAATAATAGACACCGTCATATTCAATGACTGATTGGGCGGACAAGATGGATGACTCGTCTGAAATCGTATCAAACGAAAACTCAGCTCCAACCGTTCCCGTAAATGACATACGGATTACGCTGTCTAAGCTCCATAACAATGCCGATGGTGAGTTGCCTGCACCGCCGCGTGTATTGATGCCTGCAACGATCTTCTGCGCTGTTACATAGGCTTCACCAGATCCACCCGTTGACCAGTTTGTTGGATCGCCCGGAGCTGACCATGCAACATAACCATTGTTGCCAAAAGCCAAGAGATAAGGATGAAGAGCAAGAATACCGCCTGAGACTTGTGGCGCACCCGCAAGGGCTGTCAATGCAGATGTGCTGGTAATATCTCCAGCATAGATTGTCGTATTAGTGCTGCTTGATATGTCAAAAAGATTTGGAGCAGGGTGAGCAAAGATTGCAGTAGCACTCGTTGCTGTATCAAATAGAGCATCAATGCTCCACATATTCGCACTATTGCTCGTAAATCCGGCTGGCGTTCTGTTGAATGGCGCCGAGCCAAATCCGGCATTATCAATCGTTACGACTTCAAAAAGCCCTGAGCTGCCTGTGAATGTGTAAAGCAATCCGTTAAACGGATAGGTGTACATTCCGCGAGACGCGCCACCAAGCGTATTGATGATCTGACGGTAGCCCCACATTTTACGCGGCAAACCACGTTGAAATCTGACCCATTGGCCATCAACGTAAAAGTCACCTTCAAAGACAGTACCATCTCGCTTGATACCGGGTTTTGATTGGATATGTACGGGACGAGGTGCCATTATCCCAAGCTCACCGCAAGAGCTACCGTATCATTGCTGGATAAAACGTTCATAGCAACTTGAGCCTGTGCCTGTGTACTGGCTTGAAATACCTGTATGCCGACGGAACCGCCGCCTAGGTTAATCAATGCGCCACCAGCTGTGGTTGCACCTGTGCCACCATTAGCGATTGAAATTGGTGTAGCTATACCGCCCGTATCAGCGTTAACAACATCCGTTCCATCGCAATAGAGAATAGCGCGTGTGCCTTGAGGCACCGCATATCCGCTTCCGGAAGCTGTCTTGATCGTTAATGTATAGGCATTTGTGGTGGCATTATTCACCCAATACTGCTGAACAGTAGGGGGAACGATAACGTTCATATTGCCAGACAAAGCGCCTGTAAATTTGTAAGCAATCTTGTTCTGCTCTGCGACGGAAAGGGTATAGTTGCCTGTTCCCGGAGGATTCAGCGAGATTGATGTATAGTTAAAGGCAAAGTTAACATTCTGGCCAAAGCCAATGGTGTAATATTGCGTTCCATCGCAAACGATGAAGCAAGAATTTGTAGGTGAAATGTCTTTGGTTGCAATGCCATCAATCAGATTTGCGCCTGATGGATCAATGGTAACGTTACCCGTTCCTTGATTTCTGAATGACAAGAACCAATCATTGCCAACCGTTGCTGGGAGTGGAAGCGTTAAAGTTCCGACACCGCCTGACCAAACCAAAAGCTGCGATCTGTTTCCCGTACCCGCGGTATAATTAGAGTTGA